TTTGATCTTAAATTGATATTCTTAACAGGAACTATATTGATCTTATGATCTTATTACCATTAGTTCGTGGCGGCTGTGCGTGTGTACCTATATAATATCCCGTATTATTTATATTATTTATATTATATTTGGAATATCATTAGATTTAATGTACATTTGCGGTATTATAAATAGAATACGATGGCAGATATATCATGTAATTTAACTCTTCCACTCCTTAAAAGTTTGGAAGAAGAAATCAAAACAACTAGGAGATCTACTACATCTATTGTGCAAGAGGCTCTTACACTTTATTTTGAGCCTAAAGGAATAGAGTTAGCTCCTACCACTCTTACCATAGAAGATATGGATGAATTCAGAAACCTTATGAAATCTATGCAGGGGGTTTTAATTAACTTTCCTATAAGGGTTATAGAGCCTCAAGCAGAGAGACCTATTGAGGAGCCTGAGCAAAAAGGTTTAATCATACCAGATATGACAAAGACTAGGGTTAGGCCTGATCCAAGCATTAAGCATGTTTCGTTATTTGCTCATGAGATCAAGCCCGGCCCGGGTGTAACCAATAGACTACTCTCTTTTGGGATAACCCCCATCGATATCGTAAAAGCTAAACGAAACAGGGCAGCTGGTAGAGACTGGGATCAATCACTTGAACCGTATTTTGATTTACTGTAAGATGAAACTAGTATCAAAAAATAAGAAGCAAGGTCCATGTGGGTCATTTTGTTTTAAATATTGGCTTGGATCAGGATGTGATGATTGTTTAGACTACAAAGTAAGATGGCTAAGCTCCTTTCAGAAGACGATCTCCTGAAAGATCTGGATGAGATCTGTGACTTAGTTGTGGGGAACGAAGCACCGACTGATGTATCTTATAATGAGCGAGCTACTCTTCCAGAGTCCTTGGCTTACTTAATGCTATACCCCAGAAATATACTAGCTATCAGGGATGCAAAGAATAAGATGAAACATTTAACTAGCTTAGTAGATACTTTAAATAAAAAAATTAAACTAATGGAGACAAAAATAGAGATTAAAATGAAGAAGTATTAGTTTATATTACTATCTTTGTAGCTATGAGTTATGATAATTTACACCCAGCTGCTCCAGTAGTTAAGCCGGGATCTGTTGTTGTATATGATACCGGAGATATATCTAAAGGATTGTATTACTATGTTGTCACAGCTGTGGGAGCTATAGAAAGTCTACCAAGTCACCTGATTCAAGTGTATGCCAGATATAAGAAAAACTCTATCTCCTTGTCATGGGACTTAGTACCGGGGATTTATGAGTACAGAGTATATCGTGGGACTTCCCCAGAGCAATTTGATGGCTTCTTTACCGTTGATGGAGGCTACTTATGTGATACCGGCTTCGGACTCTTGAATGAAATGTTACTTAATCCTCCAGCGTAGTGGCTATTTCACCCGAAGCATCAAGGAAGAGGTATTTAGACTACCTTTTAAAACAATATCAAAAAGGTATCCTTCAACCAGATAAAATTCAGATCCTAATCAAAGAGGGCCTAATAAAAACTGGGATTGCAGGTCGTAAAGATGAGTCTACTGTAGCTATTCAGAAAGAGGGTAAATGGTCAGATATGATGAACCCTTTCTTCGACTCAGGCAATTACCATATGCAGAAAGCCATCATAACTAAAGCAGATTGGCTCCCGGAAAATTTATTAAAGCATACACCAGAATTTGTACACTGGATCGAATCGATTACCTATGGCTACTTCCCAAACAGGGCAAGTTATAAAAAATTTACTTTATATAAAATACAGGCTTATAGATGGTTACAGGATGAGGATAATATAACCTCTTACCATACAGATGATTCTAAGAGATCTTATAAACAGCGGGAGTATGATCGGTGTGATGAGAACAGTCTTTATTTTGTAAACAAATACGGTGAATTAAAAGAGGGTGATATTTCTTCAGGTTATGTGAAGTATCAGGCTAGGGAGCACCATGCTATTGTGTGCTATCTTTTTGATTGTGGTTATAATATTATAGGTGGTAAAGGAAGACAGGTTGGGTGGACTAGTATTATGGGGCTGTTGGCTTTAAAGAAAATGATATTTCAGCCAAACTACTATATTAAATTTGTTACGGAAGATAAAGACACCGGAGAGGAAATCTTCAACGATAAGATAAAATACCCATTTGGGGGTATACCTAGATGGATGCAGCCTAAAGTAAAGAGTGATTCCGGAACCCGGTTTTGGTTATCAGATAAAGCACAGAAGGGAGCAAAGGGGTATCCAAATAGTAGGCTTGATGTTGTGGCCCCTAAAAACACAGCTATTAATGGTGGATCTCCTCAGCTTGCTCTTATTGATGAGATTGGGAATATTGGTATTTTAGGGGCTATGCTTAATGAGGCTAGACCTACCATGTTTTGGAACAATCCTAAGACAGGTAAGTATGAGTTGAAAAGACAGCTAATTATGTGGGGCACAGGGGGTTCCATGGATAAAGGTAAAGGAGAATATGAAAAAGAGTGGTATCGAATCCTAGGGCTTTGGGAAGCTAAACAATACGATAATGGATTTATTCCATTATTTTTCAGTTGGCACTGTCGTTTTGATAAGTCAAAATATGAGGAGGAAAAGCTTTGGTATTATGGTGCCAGAGCTATGAAGGATGATATTGATCTTGAGACATCTAAGACTCAATTCCACCAACATTATCCGAGTACATTTAAGGATATGTTCCTCACTACCGCAAGTACTTTGGTCTCTAGAGAGATAATTGAGGGTGGGATAGATCGATGTAGAGCCTTGGAGCCTAGACAACGACCAGTGTATGGTTATTTTGAACCTATATTTGATGAGCTTTGTCCTATGCCTCCAGAGAGTGACTTACCTTATAAACTTATTGGGGCTAAGTTTATTGCTTTGGATGATTCCGAGGACCAAAAGAAAGCATCTGCTTGTATTTTTACCAGACCAGAGGAGGGTTGGGAGAATAGATACTGGCAGGGTACTGACCCTATAGCTGTAGAATCTGGACATTCAAAGTTTGCCAGTGCTATCTGGGATGAGTATGCAAAAACTATTCCAGCTATTGTAAACTTTAGGAAACAACATGACCACAAGGCATCATTTTTGCAGAGCATTCTTTTAGGTCTTTATTATAATACAGCTCCCGGGATTAACTTAGGGGTTAAGGAATTAGTGGAGGCTAATATTGGAACCAACTACACTGATTACAAAGAAATGAAGGGTTTTTTTGAGTCTTTAGTATTTAATAGTCAACTTCCTTCAAAAGTTACCGGGGGGACTCGGTTGATAGGGATTGATAATAAAGGAAACAGAACGGATGCTATTATAGATTATATGACAGAATTGATTAGAACTTATCATGATAGATTTTATATAGCTGAAATATTTATCCAGTTATCAACTTTTATACAGGATAGGTCTAAGATGGGTAAGGAGACATGGAGGGCTATGAATTTATCTATGCATTATACTGATGTGCTTTACGCAATAACCTATGCATACATATGCAGGTTATCTCATATGCACTTATATCCTACAAGAAAACTTATAGTACCAAATAGGTATGCAACTAAACATAAATTAGTACGACTGAAAGATTACTCTATAGTTAGACAAGCTGTTAAGATTCCAGTATATGAGACTTATACAGATGGGGAACTACCCACATTGGAGCCATTATTAAAATTAACAAACGAATGACAATAAGAATATTTGATCCTACAAGTATTAAAGCGGAGGATTATCGTCACAGATATCCTGAACTTCAGCGGACTGAAGAATTTGCTGAGCTTCATGCTAAGGCATTAATTTTTGTGTGGTGGTATGCTAACCAGACATCTCCGTTAGTTATCTATACTCATGATGATTATGAGCGTGTAGCAGAGGCTTTAAAACGATCTGGATTCAATCCAAGTAAGACCGAGAGAGATAGGATTTTATCTCTTCAATTTGATAGTCAGATGGCTGTCGCTATTCAAAAGATGGCTTCTTTTGACCCGGGAGCAAGATTTTATGCCTATACCATGGTTAAGAAGATTTATGATCAGTATCAGAAAATTATAGATTTAGGGCCAGATGCTTTTGTTTCAAAGGAAACAACTGGTAAAGGAGAGAGTGCAGTTACTATAGAACTTGTTGACT